CCATTCTGCTGGCAGCACAAGGAGACGCTCCAAATGATTCGAGACCATCTTACAGATGGTCATGGCCATTGCGCGGAACCGCTTTCAGTCTATCTCGCGCTGACTCAACTCGCCTCTGACAAGCACTCAGAAACGTTCACAGCGAAGTAGCAACGGCGTTCACAATTCGCTCACACACGCACGCGTGCGTAAGTGGCAGTCCCGCTTCCTGACCGCACTCGGCCAACGGCCCGACGTGAAACGGGCCGCGAAACTCGCTGGCATCGCAAGGCGAACAGCGTATGACGCGAGGGCGCGCGATGAAAGTTTTGCGGCAGCATGGGACGCGGCAATCGCTGCCTCAATCGATGAGGTCGAGGCGAAGGTAATGGAGGCAGGCTTAAAGGGCGACATGAACGTCGCCATGTTTTTGTTGCGCTGCCATAAGCCGTCGATCTATCGGGACACGAATCGCGTTGAACTCGACGCGCGGTTATGCGGCGTGATTTTGTTGCCGCAAAAGGAGGAATTACCACCGTAAACGGCAACTACACGGCAACCTGGAATTCACCGGTGCAAACAACGGATAGTAGAACCGTTAACGTGAAATCACCGGCTACAAGCCCCGCTATCGCGTCGTGGAACCGCTCAGGCTACTTTGACCCATGAACAAGCCGAACATCCTTTGGCAGCCTAATTCCGAGCCGCAACGCGCTTTCCTTCGGTCAACCGCCAGGCATTGTTTGATAGGCGGCGGCAACGCTTCTGGTAAGACCAGCGCATTGCTTGCGGCGGCAGCGATGCAGAGCGGCAACTCGAAACACAGAGCGATTATCTTTCGGAAAGACTACCCATCGCTCAAGCACATCATATCGTCCAGCTACCCGCTGTTCCTGCCGATGCGCGCCACCTACAACAAGAGCGAACATTGCTGGTATTGGCCAAGCGGGGCCACGCTTGAGTTCAGCCACCTTGAAGACGAGGCGGCAGTCTTTCAGCATGCAGGCAAGCAGTATTCGTTCATCGGGTTCGATGAACTGACGCAGTTACCTGGCGACGTTGTGGATTCGCGCGGCAAACCGATTAACAGCGCCTTCAGTTTCATGCAGACACGGCTGCGCGCTGACGCTGATTCGGGACTCTCGTTAGAGTGTCGAGCTACGGCTTCGCCAGGCGGGCCAGGCATGGGCTGGGTGAAAGCCTTCTATCAAATACCCGAGTCAGGGGAGTCGAGTGAATTCGTTCATCCGGTGACGGGGTTCCGGCATCAATATGTGAGAGCTTTGGCGAGGGACAACCCGGCCATAGACGCGGTGGCGTATGCCCGCCAAATGGCCGACTTAACATCGGCCCAATGGAAGGCCTTGACGGAGGGAAATTGGAGTAGCTACGAGGGCCAGGTGTTCGAAACTTTCTCGTTACGCGATCACGTATGCGAGCCTTTCCCGGTGCCTGCAAGCTTTGAAATTTTCAGGTGTGCGGATGACGGATTTGCGGCGCCCTGCGCGTGTTACTGGCTGGCGGAAGACCCTGTTTACCAGAGGGTCTATGTTGTGGCTGAGCTGTGGCAAAGGCAGATGACGCCAGAGGTCATGGCGGCGGCGATACTGCAAATTGACCGTTCGATTCCGATTGACCTTCTTGACGGCACGATAGTCGAGAACGACATGCCGATTTCCGGTGTGATTGATTCGGCAAGTTTTGCGAAAACCGGGATGGAAGGCACCAGTCGCGCTGACATGTTAAACAAGCTCGGCTGCAAATTCTCGCCGTGCGAGAAGGGCAGCGGGTCGCGGATTTCCGGCATTATGCGGATACATCAGGCGTTGGCGATGAAATGGGACGGGAAACCGGGGTTAATCATCTTCAACACGTGCAAACAGCTTCTGCGCACGTTGCCCGCGATGACCTACAGCCGCACACACCCAGAAGACATCGATGACGGCTGTGAACGGCACGGCTGCGACGCTATTGCTTACGGCCTGCAACGGCGCAAAATCAAAAGCGGGATGACGAAAATTCGGTTTGCGCACGGCTGACACCATTTGACAATGGGCTGTGAACGGCAACCTTCCGAACCATGAGCAGATTGGTAGTTAAGCCCAAGGTAAGCCCATTGCCACAGCCTGCCACGCCTTACCGCGCGAAAAAGAGAAGGCCCGTTCGGATAGCTCAACATCGGTAAAAGAGCCACGATGAATTGGGACGACATGCTGCTGGCGCTGGGCGAGCGCAACGGCAACGGCAGCAACGGCGTCGAAGAACTGGAAGAGATGTTTCCCGATTCTGGCTACGTGTTCCGTCATTTTCCCGATGCCAGGTGCGGCGTTCTGCGCTGGCAATGCGGGCGCAACGTCTCGGACATTATGGAGCTTGAGGACGGCAGCGGTTACATCGCGGAATATTTTGAGCTACTCGAATGGGCGAGCACGCGCGAGGGTTTGATCGACAAGCTGTCTGAGCGCTGAGCTTAATGCGTTTTCACCATAAGCTAGGACGGGCCTAGGAATCGTCGCAAGGCTTTCCCCACTACCTTGACCCTGCCAAGGCCATCAAACGCAGGAATAGGGCCAAATGCGGCCCGGCGTTGGCCGTGTTAGTTTAGCCTCTTAGCCGTGTTTAGGCCGTTTTGGGCTATTTCAGCGAAAAACGGCGCGCGAGGTTGCCCGCTATCGCGTTTGTTTAGGGTGGCCCGGTGTTCTGACACCCCGGAAAAAGTGATGCCTGGCCCGTTTGACAACAAAGCCCGATGAACGAGTAACACGAGCATGGCTAATCTAAATATCGTCATTCCGCCTGTGACAGGCGCACAGCAAGCGGACCAGCAAATTGCGCAAATTGGCAGGACCGCGCAGACGACCGCAAAACAGATCGACCAGATAGGCAGCGGCCAGAGGGCGCTTGTTGGCATTCATGGCAGCGCGGTGCAAGCCACTGGTGGGTTTAATGGCCTGGCGGCGTCGATTACCCGCAACGCTGGTTCGGCGCAGTATCTCTTGCGAACGATTGCACCATTAGGCGGCCAGTTCGGTATCATGGCGGCTCAAATCGAGCGCGGCATGCTGATGATTGAGCGCATGACCGGCGCTGCCGAGCAACACGTATCTAAACAAACAGTTCTTAATCAGGCTTTTCAGGCGGGCGCGATAAGCGCGGCCACAATGGAAGCCGCGCTCGCAAAGGTGGTAGCGACGACGCAGGCCGCGCAAGCCGCGACCATTGCATTCGCGCAGGCACAGTCAGCCGTTGTCGTGGCACAGCGCGCATCGGCTCAGGCTGCCTTACTCGTGCAGCAACGACGGCTCGACGTATCCACAGCCAAGGCCGGCGGCGATGAGAAGGCGCAAGCGCTTGCAACACGCGATTTGGCGGCAGCGCAAGCCGGTCAACTTGAAGCCAACATCGCCTTGCGGCAGCAAATGCTCGCTACAGCTCCACTACGAGCACAAGCCGTGCAACTAACCCGCGAGCAAGCTGAGGCCGAGAGGGTGTTGGCGGCAGCCAGCAGCGCAGCAACGTTCAGTCTCGCGGCCACCATTGGCGTAATCACGGGAGCGATAGCCGCGCTCGTGGCGCTTGCCGGAGCACTCTATGTCGTAACAAAAAGTCTTGCGGCAGCAGGCAGGGAACAAACACTGGATACCACATTCAAGGGGCTAATCGGCAATGCCAAGGAGGCAGCCATCGCGCTAGAGCAACTTAAAGCTTTCCGTGGCGCAGCGGGCATCTTTCAACTGGAAGACCTGGAACAAGCCGCAATCCATCTCAAGAACGCAGGGGCAGCCACGCAAAACGTAGTTGGTTACACGGAGGCACTGGCAGCAGCAGCGGCTCGGGTGCACGTGAGTGTCGATTCTATGGCTAACGCCTTTATTCAGGCAATGGTGGGCCGGATGCAGCGACCCACGAGTGAGATGTTGTTATTACTGAGGCAGGTCGCAATCGACACAGGCACAGCGAACGATAAGGTGCGCACGATGTTCCAGAATGCGACCCCGGAACAAAAAATCAAACTGCTAACCACAGCCTTGCAAAACATGGCCCGCGAAGGCGGCGTAGCGTTCAACGCTATTCAGGAAAGGCAAGCCAACTGGGAAGACGCGCTCGCCGTGTTGCACACTCGTTGGCAGACCTTTCTTGAGGCTTTTGGTAGACCGGTCATCGACGCCCTTACGCCGATACTGACGCGAATGACCGACAAAATGGAAGGTAGTCAATCAACTGCGAGCACATGGGGCCAGGGTGTCGCTAAGGCGTTTGAAGCCGTTACCCATCAGGTTCAGTTGATGGTCACCGAAATCGAGAAGGCCATCCAAACGTTGCAGCGATGGATAGCTCTCGCGAACCGATGGAATCCGATGAATCCTGCCGCATGGACTGGCACAGCCCTAGGGCCGCCCGCATCTTCACTTATGATGCGGCCTCCACCTGGCGCGACCAATCCGCCAGTTAAAGAAAATATCCTACGTGATATTGAGAAGGTGAACCCAGCCCTCGACGAGCTCGTTGGCGGGTTAGAGCACGGCAATCAAGCGGTTAAAGACATCAACGCGCAACTACAAAAGCAGGCGTTATTGTTGGAGAAAATCCGTTTCGCGGCAGACCTGATAAATCAGAATGTGTTCATGTCGCCGGACGCCAAGCAGGCTGCATTGCTGGCGACTACCACTCAGGAGCTAACGGCAGTCGGCGCTGCCATTCAACAAGACAATCAGTTGCTGGCACAAGCCAAAGGCCTCGGGGACGCCAGCACGATTGAGCGCGTCAACGCGGAATTGGTCAAGATGGGGCACGAATATGACGTGCTGATATTGAAACAGAAAGAGCTACGGTTCCCGTGGCAAACGGAGTTTGCGAAAGCGGCTGACGCGTTCGGCACCTTCCAGCATCAGGTCGTTGGTAGCGCCGTAGAGATAGGTAATTCGCTCTCAAGCAACGTTTCATCGGGGTTAACCGATATTCTCAATGGCACGAAATCTGTCGCGCAAGGTTTCCGCGACATGGCCACGTCGATTATTCGCGACATTGAACGGATAATCATCCAGCAGTTGGTTGAGCTTCAAATCCAACGCCTACTAGCGGCATTTGGCGGCGTGGGTCTTGGCAGTGCTTGGCCTGCTGGTACCATGTCGGTTGCAGTTCAGACCGGTGGCAAGATACCGGGCAGCGGCAGTGGCGATCACGTCCCTATTTTGGCTGAGCCTGGCGAATTCATGCTGACCAAGCGGGCAGCGCGGCGCATCGGTTACAGGCGATTGCACGAATGGAACAAAATGGCGGGTGGCGGTAACGTCGCCGAGCGCTATAACGAACGGAATTTTTGGGTGTATGACGATTGGGGCCACAGAATCGTGGGAGCGTCGCCATCGTGGTTCACGTCGCCAACAGCGCAAGGCCCGCCGGATATGGGGCAAGGCCCGCCAGACCTAATTGACATTTCAAATCCGATTACTCCTTCCACTCGTTCCGGCCCGCAGGTTTACACACCGCGCTGGCAAGACATCCACGAGGCTTGGCGGGACGTTTATACACCCCATGAGTTATCGTCGTTTAACCAGCTCGGTAACCTTGGTTATTTTCCGCCTGTTGGCACCCCGGGTTACAGTCAGGGGCCGACAATGATTCCGACGACTTTTAATCCGCAAGGTTATCCGCGCGCTGTGCCAGTCGGGCCGGGAACGGATGTCAACATCAACCCCGGCTACATTCACACATCTGGACATCGAGCGACGAAGCATGAAGGCGGCGTCATAGGCAGTTTTCACAGTGGCGGCATCATCGGCATCGACGGTTACGCAGCCGGCGGAATGGTCAGCGCGCGGACAGGGGAAGGCGTGTTCACGCCTGCGCAAATGAGGGCGCTCGGCGGCAGCACAACCACAGTCGTAAACAATATTCGTATCGAAAATAACGGCCGCGTCACATCGGCGTCGAGCGGCGGCGGTATGAACGATGGAGACCTTCGGGCAATGGGCAGGATGATAGCTGGTGTAGTGGAGGGGCAAATCGCAAAGCACCGGCGAACGGGCGGCATGCTATACGCGCCACGAAGCGGATGATGAAACGCAACATTCTTCAGTTAAACGACTCGCTCAGCGTCGAGCTGTTCATTAACCAATTCGACGGAACGACATCTCTGCACTGGTCAAGCCCGCCACAAAAAAGCGACTTGCCAATCCTTCGCGAAATGTTCGTGCCGTGGGCCGGTAAAATACTGGCCGACTGGGCGCTCGAAACCGGCATCACACCGCCTGAAATAGACCCTGTCCAAATAATCGGAGCTTATGATGAAAACGCAATAAGCTAGGGTTAAGTGCCTCAGAATCAGCCAAATGTAATTTTGTCTCAGCCTTGCGCCACGAGTTGAACGACTTTCTCGCTCGTTGCTGGCCGAACGTTCCAATATCGCTCGCCCTCTTTCGGCCTAACCAGTTCGCGATAGTGAGAAAACGTTATCCGGCTGTCGTGATGTCCGAGTTGCAGCGAGGTGTCGGCAGCGTTTGCAAAGTGCGCCAGGTGATATGACGCGAACGAATGTCGCAACGCGTTGTCTGGCCAGTCCGTGATGCCAGCGGCCACGCGCGTGCAAACGAACTGTTTATTGAAATCATCGGGCGTGATCTTGCCTTTGATTTTGCGTACCGGCAACAACCACTCGCGCAGATTCGGTTGCATGGTCACGTATCGTTTTTGCGCGGTCTTGCTTTTTTGCGCGGTGACTTTTATCAACCCACTCTCGAAATCAACCTCGCTCCAATCGAGCCGCTCAATCTCTGCCCGTCGCAGACCGGCGAACAGTCCAATTGCGATAAACGGCAGGATGTCCGGTGTTGCGCTCTCCAGCAACCGCGCTGCCTGATGGACGCTGAGAATGCCGATATCCGATTTCTTTTCCTTCGCCTTCGCGGTTTTCTCTGCCGGATTCTCTGTCGCATAGCCGCGTTGCATGGCGAAGTTGAACAGCAGAATAATCAAGACCCGATAATGATTGCGCGTGATCGGCGCAACGTTGAGAGAGCGCAACCAGTCGTCCAGCTCTTTTGTCGTGACCGTCGCGACCATCCTGCCGTCGAACTTGTCGGCGAAGATTTTCAGGCGATAGCGAAGGTCGTTAACGTGACGAATTGAAGCGCCGTCAGTTTTCTTTGCCGCGACTATCTCCTCAACCAATTGCTTTGCCGCGCACGACCGCTCGCTGGCTTTCAGGTGCGCGATGTAAAAGTTCACCGCATCGGTGATCGTCTTGCCGAATGCCTCCAACCTTTCGACTGCGTTCCCTGAATTTTGCAGTTCAGTATTTCTGTTCAGCGCGAACGTCTCGGCTTCGGCTTTCCTCTCAAAAAAGGCGCGCGCTCGTTTTCCTGATTCCCGATAGCCGACCACGAATTTTAAGTGCGGGCGATTGCTGTCGGTGTACTTGTGAACCCTGATTTTGTGTCGTCTCATTGCTCCGAGTGTTTCTGTTCGAGTGCTCGCGTGGCAGCCTCCATTTGTTTCCCAAGCTTCCGAAGCTTGGTCTTCTCTTTGGGAGTCAAGTGAGGTGTTTCCCCGTTCTTTTTTTGCTCGACCATTTCTTTCGTGAGCGCCTTGAGCAATTGTGAACTTTGCGCCAGCAGCCGCCTTGCTTCTGTTACTTTTTCCGTTTCATTTCGTGTATTCATGCCACATACTGTTGCCATTCGTTGCCCTCTGCAAGTGTTATTTTCAAGTATTTTGCGTCACCATACGTGCGAATGAACAGCATGAGCAAGTGAACTTAAAAGCGCGTTTGTCCCCTATGAGAAGCGGTTTTCATAGGCAAAAAAGCCGGAATGACTTGAACGCCCGGCCTGCGTACCGCCAATACGCTCTTCGTGAAGATGCTCGATCAGATCTACGTGCTGTCACCGCTGTCGCCCTCGCCGTCGCCGACTAATTGAGCAAAGCCGGTTGGAGTTGGGCTGTGTCTCAACT